TCGCGATTCTGTTGTGGTGCCTGTAGGCTTGACAGTGGCGGATATAACACCGGGCTTTTGGTTCAGAATTGAGCCTAGAAGTGGTTTAGGGTTCAAACACAACATTCAACCACATTTGGGTGTTATTGACAATGGTTATCGTGGCGATCTAGGTGTAAAGCTGTATAACTTTGGAGAGAATACGTACACAGTGAATAAAGGTGATAAGATCGCACAGTTGGTTGTGTATCCGTTGTTACAACCTGTATTCGAGTTTACAGATACGGTGACTGAGTCGAAGCGTGGTGAAAAAGGTTTCGGGTCATCAGACACGTCACCTGATACTCCAGATTGTACTAGTGATGTTTGAGAATTTATGGGTTGAGAAGTATCGTCCTCAGGTATTGGATGAGATGGTATTGTCAGACAAAAACAAATCTGTGTTTAACAAATTTAAACAACAAGAAGGTATACCCAATCTGCTATTTGCTGGTCCTGCTGGTATAGGTAAAACAAGTCTAGCAAAAATATTATGCAATAATATTTTACAATGTCAATACCTGTACATAAATGCGAGTGATGAGAATGGTATCGACACCATCCGATCAAAAGTTACCAATTTTTCTAGAACAAAGAGTTTCGATGGTAAAATAAAATGTATAATTTTAGATGAAACTGATGGATTGACTGTAGACGCTCAACGAGCATTGAGAAACACAATGGAAGAGCATGCAGCCATCACGAGATTCATCTTAACTGCAAATTACAATCACCGAGTGATACCACCATTACAAAGCCGGTGTCAATCATTCGACTTGACCCCACCAGTTGATCGCTGTGTTGATAGAGTGATGCACATACTGTCAACTGAAAATATTAAATTGGCAGACAAGGACAAATTGCACAAATTTGTTAAAACGTGTTACCCTGATTTGCGTAAATGTATAAATGAAATACAGAAAAATATAATTGACGGGGAACTACAATTAGATAATCTGATCAAAGTCAAGGATGCTTTTGTAGAAGCATTGTACAAGATAACAACTCAAGGGTTGTCACTAAAGGCACGTAAAAAGGTTATTGAGAACGAGCATGTGTTTGGTGGTGACTACACAGAGTTGCTACGCGCAATGTTCAATTACATACACGATGAGCATACGATAGATGATGTGACCAAAGCTGAGCAGTTAGTCATGGTATCAGAACACATGTACAGAGCTGCGTTCGTGATGGACCCGGAGATCAATTTTTACACTTGCTTGCTAAATCTATCAAAAAAATGAACGTATTCGGCTCCAACATCTAGACAAAAACGTGCAAATACAAAATTTGTCACAACATTTAGGTTGTTGCTCGACTGATTTTTTACTAGCAGGTTTTTTAGTTGCTGGTTTTTTAGTTGTGTTTTTCCGAGGCCTACCTCTACGAGGTTTTGATTTTGTAGGTTTATCTGTCATTAACTTAAATATTGTGATGTGTAACTCACTGCCGCAGTCGCTCCTGGGAGTGTTGTGTTATCTTTGGGTAAGTTGTGGGCCTCTGGAGATCCAACTGGTGTAAAATCAGATGTTTCTGTGTCTTGTAATGTAATCTCTTCTGGTTTGACGTTCACGTTGTCTTGTCTTCTGAGAGAATCTGGAATCTCCGGTGGTGCACCATTTGTGTCTAACATTTCCACAATTTCTTGTGGTACGGTAATGAAATTACCATTGTAGAACCCTGGTGCTGTTTCTTGAGTTACGTCTAGATGAAAATTATCCACCCCTGATGCTTGATCAATGCTAGAATTGACTGAGGGTCTCAACGCCTTGACACTACTAACTCTCAAGACGAGATCAGAACCAGCCAGTTCTTTGATTTTCTCAATTACTTGTGCTGGTGCTTTTTTAGACCACTCGTCAGACTCCCAACCTTCTTTAAATTTAATCACATCACCAGTCAGAAAACCTCCTCCGCTGAATCTGTTGAAGTTACTCTCAAATATTGTGTCGAATTTACTTTGCATCCTAATTATTTATTATAATAAGGAGATTTTCCACGCGTATTCAGTATCTATGGATAAATAATTAGGTAATGTCGATTAATATAACAAGCTTGCAAGCGCGTTCCACAGAGCAGACAGAGTCACGATTCAAATACAAAGATATTGTGTTCGATTTAGTTGAAGATGAGCGGCCAAACACTGATTCACTGTATAGTAAGGTAACAAATACAGATATAAGATACACTATAGATGAGGGTGCGATCATGAACAGCATAAAAAATATATTCACCACCAAACCAGGTGAAAAGTTGCTCAACCCCACGTTCGGTTTAGATTTATCTAGATGGTTGTTTGAACCTATTGATGAATTCAGGGCTCAAGAGATTGGCGAAACAATATATTCCGGAATCGAGAGATATGAACCACGTGTTACATTGAAAAATGTTACAGTATTAACCGACCCAGAGAATAATGCTTATAGAATAACCATGGCAATATTGATACCTAAATTAAATATTAATACAAACCTGGATGCGGTGCTGAACTCTCCAGGATTTGATTTTATAACAAGAACAAAGGATTAAAATGGCAGAACAAGACATAACAGAGTATACATTACCGGAATCCGCGTACATGACGTTTGATGCGGAGAGTCTCAAATCCATGATATTGCAACGAATGCAGGATCAGGGAATGTTCACAGACCAGATATACGAGGGTAGTAACCTATCTTCATTTATAGATATCATAGCATACAGTTATCATGTGTTGATGTTTTATTTGAACCGGACATCTAGTGAGAGTGTTTTCACACAGACAACATTGTATGAGAACATGAACCGAATTGTCAAGCTGTTGAACTACAGTCCATTGGGGTACCAGACAAGCGCGCTCACGTTCAGAACATTTGCAACCGAAGAATTGCTACCAGGATCGTACACGATACCTAGATACACATTTATAAACAGCAATGGTATTGTGTATTCCACAGACACTGATATATCATTTACAAAAACAACAACTTCAACTGAACAAATAGATGTGATAGGCTCAAGCTATCTGTTATACCAAGGCAAGTGGGTTGAAAACGCGGCTATCAAAGCGATTGGTAACCCATTTGAGGTGGTGTTGTTGAACCCTGGTGCAGACACAAAAATCTCACACTTTCATGTACATGTGTATGTAAAAGAGGTCACCACCGGTAAATACCACCAGTTCACCGAGACACAATCCATGTATTTACACGGTCCAGAGGATCTTGTGTTCGAGAAACGCTTGAATGAAAATATGGCATACGAGTTGAAGTTTGGTAACAACATCAACGGCAAAAGACTGACCGCTGGAGACGAGATACAGATATATTATATACAATCAGCTGGTGAAGAGGGTGTTGTTGGTCCAAACTTTCTGGATGACACAAAATTGACATTGTACGGTACAACAAAGTTCACACAAATAAAGAATGATGTACGAGCACAGAACATAAGATATATCACATTTGACAACCTGGAAGCACTGTACATGTCGAACAATGCTGGATCAACTGCACCACAAGACCGTGAGAGTGTTGATCAAATCCGAGAAAAAGCCCCGGTACATTTTGCTAGCAGGGATCGGTTAGTGACTTTGACAGACTATGAATCATTCATGTCCAGGAACTATAACAAAATACTCTCATCTACTCATGTTGTTGACAATCAAACATTTTTGGATGGTCACTTCCGATACATGTTAGAGGATGTAGGTATAGACAACCCTAATCTCGAGAGCAGAATAATGTTCAATCACCTGGACGTTGCATCATCCAACACATTCAACAACATTTATGTATACAGTGTACCCAACGTGTCTCAAAACACATCAGTTCAACCCATGACAAATTTTCTGGGGAACGCTCAAAAAACAATCATTCTCAACAACATGAATCAGCAAAAGATGGTGTCACATGAAATAATAATGATGGATCCGGTGTATGTTGCGGTAAATATAGCCACAAGAGGAGCAGGTGAAGTAGAGGACCCAGTGCTTTCTGATAGCACCGTGCTCCAAGTGAAGAGAGCACCTAGTGTGTTGAGAGATGATGACGCAATCAAAGACGAGCTGGTCAATATTTTCAACAATTACTTCAGCTCTACAAATGCCGAGCTCGGACAAGCCATAAGCACCGCAGATTTGAGCGTCGAGATGCTGGCGGTCGCTGGTGTTGAGCAGATCTCAACTGTACGTACAGACACCGGGCAATCCACACCAGGTTTGAGCTTGGTTATTTGGAACCCGGTGTATGTGTCTGACACCACCATCACCACACAAAATGTCAAGTTACCATACTTTAAATACCCGTATGTGCATGATGCATTCAATCTGTACAACAAGATTGAAATAGTAGCATAACATGGCAACGTACGAACAACTGGCTGGAACAAGCTTCAACGATGTTGTTGTACCATTTTTATCTGAAAATGGTTTAGGCGAAGAAGACACGTGCACTCAGATACTCACAGGTTACACATTAGGTGTCACACCATTCACCTTCACTGCTGATATATCCGCTTTAGAGTCAACATATCTAGGTCCAAGTTTGAGCCGGTTGATCTGGGACATGGGAGATGGATCCACCATGACTGGAGTGAGTGTTACCAAACAATACATGTATCCTGGTACATATCAGATAACGACTATATTCACAGATCAAAACGGTAAAACTCACAAAAACTTACTCACACAGACAATTAAGGTATACAATTATATACCAGATTCACTGGTGTGGTACACTCCAGGTATTGCAGATCCCATGGGCGGAAAACCAGAACGTGTGTTGACTGGTCAACCAAGTGAAGATTTAACTATATACAGATACAACAGCTGGCAATCATGGGCGACTGTGTCTGGTGACGGTGGTTATTACATCAACCTGTATGCACAAGGTAGTAAATCTCGTCCGTTGACACAAGACCAGTATTGGAAAAACCCAGACACTCATTTTATACCCAGTTGGCGTTTTGTAGAGAATAAAGACAGCACAGTGCCGGTTGAACGTGTACAAACAGACGACAACGAATACATTTATGTAAAGAATGAAAATGGAGTTGTTGTCCGGACTGATCCATCAGACAGCTCTGCATTTTTTGCTGGTACATCTGGACTAAAAACTGTCAATTACATAGATGACAACTCCAACAGATTGACCAGCGCTAGGACTAATGAGAAAACCGGGAGCAGTCGAGCCGTGTATGACAACACCAATGTGTCTAGTGATGCCGAATTTGATTTGCTAGGCAAAACTGATGAGAACAAAGACATTATACTGTTCGCTTCATTTGATACCAGCAAATTCCCAGGCACGGTGTATGATCATGAACTGGACAAATACGAAAACTTTAAGAAAGAATATTTTCAGATATATGAAACACAAAAGGTTGGCTTGCCCATGCAAGTCAAATTGGAAACTCCTAGATATCTAGATATAACAGCAAACGGTCTCAAAGAGTTCCCTATTAGTGACAAGAAATACCTAGGATCACCTTTTGCAATTGCGGTGAGAACGCATGGTGATGATGCAGTGGTGTGTACGGACGATTTGGTGCCGCTGAGCTCCAGATGGTCAGCTAGCTCCACAGCCTTTTCAGCAAACGACATAACAACTGATTTGATAACACAACAAGCGTATGTAACTACATATTTGAGTGGAGCCGGTACCACGTTTGAACGTATCACAGAGCCGTTCAAATCTGAAATAGACTTTAAAACATGGG